AACCCCCATAAATGCAAACGCTCTTCTAGCCATTTCATATTCTTCAGGAGTATATGTGACCATCATTGGAGCATTATTGATCCAACTATATGCGTCAATATCGCCAAATTCGTCATTGACCTTCTTGTCAGACAAGCGTCCCATCAGCATTGAAGCACGATACATATCATAATACTTGTCTGCCGTATATACTGAACCAGGGTTAGCTTCCCAATAGTTTAGTGGCATCTTACCTACTTTAGCTTCTGCAATAACTTGTTTAATTTCTTGTTTAACTTCTGCAACAATTTTATTAACAGGTTTGCTAGTCCAAACTTTTAAATACCAGGCATTGTTTTCAAACGTTAGTTCGCTTTCTTTGGTCTGTTCAGGTCTAGCTAACTTTGCTAGTTTTAAATCTTTAGGCATCGTAATTACGTGTTGCTTACTTTTAGGTGCCCATTGGTAATCTAGTTCTGGAATCGCTTTAGCATACATTGCAATATGGTTAGACGTAATCCCCGGAGCTTCTTTTTCTAAAATTTGATTTAAAATATGATCCTGAATAACAAGTACAATGTCGTTTTCGGTTGTCATCTTAGACATAACCTTAGGGTTACTAGACCATTTTAGTACCTGAAGTAATGCTTGACCCCATTTGCTGTAACGACCAATACGGTCAAAGTCGACTACTTTACCAGCTTCGTTTAGTGGATTTGCTTTTGCGTGTTTTAATACTTCTAATGTAACAGCGTCAAGCGTAATTGTAACAGATTCATCAATTTTCTCAATACTGCTTTCAATTACATATTCTTCATTGACGCTGATTACAACCTTACTGCCAACGTTTAATACTTGGCTAGATGATTCATTAATGTAGCTGGCTAACTTTTTCATTAATCTTCAAACTTGTTAAACAATTTACGACTGCCTAATGTTGCAAATGGTTGTTCATGAATTGACATTACCTTTGCTTGGTTATCGTATGTATCTCTTAGCTGCTCAGCAAGATCTTCTGCTTGAGCTTGTACTGCATTATCGTCTTCGGCATACATATACATTTCAATAGACACTAGATAACGCTTCTCATTTGCAGGAGCTTCTGTTACAGACTTTAAATTTTCTAAAATCTTGTAAATAGAATCCATTGTTATACCTTTTTGTATAGGTCCCAAAGACCACGCATTAAGTTTTCTTCGTTAACAGCCATTGGATTATCTCCAGGATATTCCTTTTTATACTGAGACTTAGCACGGTTTAGGCCGCCTGCTAACTTGTTAACCATAAAATCAGTTGACATAGTTACTTCGTTAGGTTCATTTGCGTATTCTTCTTCAACCTGTTCTCCACATGGAGTTGCTGCAATAATTTTTGCTTCATGCTCCTTGTATGGCAAACCTGCTGCTTTTAGAATAGCAACTAATGTATGTGCATCTTCATCTGTAGCAGTAACGTTAACTGTGTCCGGGTTATCTGTACTGGCTGTTGTGTTAACAGTCATTGACTCGTTAAGAGCTGCATTAAATTGTTCTTCATATTCTTTCATAACACTTTCCTTAGGTGTTTCTACGCTTAGTGAATTAAAGTTTGCGTATAGTGCATTACGTGCTGCACGTAATCCTTCAGCAGTTTTTGGAAACGATTGTACTACCGTTCCATCTGCGTTCTTTAAATGATGTCCTACTGCGTCACTGAATACGGTCGCAGCACCTTCTGTAATTTCATCATTGCTATCAAGTTTTTCAACTAGTGCATATAGCATTTCATCAATACTAACATCGCTATTAATATATTGTGCTGCAACTTCATCGATTGCAGACATAACATATTCGTCGCCATATTCTTTAAATAATTCTGGATGATTTTTATATGCTTCGTCAGCAATCGTTGCTGTTAATTTATCAGTATCCGAAACATCTGCTTCTGTCATCGAGTCGATACTTTCGTACATTCCTTCTTCTTCCCAATAACGTCTTGCTGGTCCAACTTTTTCTACTACCTTGTTAAATAACTCTCTAGACACTTCTGTATTTGGAATGTAATACTGAGTTCCGTCTTCTGCTATAATTGCATGTGAATTTTTGTTTGTTGGTATAGTGTTCTCAAGCCAATCAATCGCAGTGTATCTTGCTGCTCTATAAATTGCACTAAACGCAGATTCTGGGTATGTTTCGATCCAGTTTCTACCTGGACCGAGTGCGACATTTACAATTACCGCGGCTGCTGGAACCCAACTAGCTCTTTTAAAATGATGCATAAGATGCTTATCAAACGGATTCATATAGTCTGGAAACGATGATTCTTTTTTCCGTTCAGGGTTTACAATTGGTTGGTCATCATCGCCGCGATGATGAGGATGTTGCAATTTGCGAATACAATCATCGTCGCCAGGTTCACAGCCGGTTGTCTGTTCTTCGCCTTGTGTAGATTGTGCAAATTTGCCGCCAGCTGCACGAACTTGTGCTGCTTGCTTTTCTTGTTCAACGTCTACGTAATTGGGTTCAGAACTTTTTTTATCGTCCTTGCCAAGAAGTCCTTTTGCCTTATCCGTAAGCCACTTTGGAAGCTCGTCTAAACGAGCCTTATCGTTTGATTTTTCAAACAACGAGTATAGGTTCATGTTATTTGTTATCCATAATGCCAGCGGTTGCTGTGTCAGTACCTTTTTCAAATTCGTACTTACGTTTTTCCATACTACTAACTACATCTTGGAAACTATTACCGTATGCTTCTGACGCTTCTTTTTGTTCTGGAGTTTGTGCAGGAAGCTCTGCATCATCTAAAAGTGCGCCTTCGTGTTCTTTTGCAGTGTGTTCTGCATCAACTGAGTCTAAGAAACGCTTGTCCATAATCTTTAAGCGATTAATGTCGCAACCCTTAGATGATGCTAATTCAATAATTTGTGATGTAGATGCTGGGTATTCCAATACTACATCCATTGAGCTTACAGATTCATTTTCATAATTTGGAAAATCGTACGGGCATTTCATAACAGGGCTAGTTTTAATAGCACCGTATGACTGCGGATTAAATTTAGCAAGAATATTCTTTAAGATATCTTGCTTTTCTTTTGTAAAGTCACCAACATACTTGATGCGGTATTCATATGATTTTTTAGATTCTGTTAAAAATTCTTGTAGCGAGCGCATTTACTTAACTCCTGAGTTAAGTGTATTTATGCGTCGTTGTTTTTATTTGGATTCAATAGTTTGTCGAGAAGTTCGTTGCGATCCAGTACATGCCCGGATGCAGTTGCACCGGTTTCGTCGCCGTTGTCTTGATCTAACTTTGCTTTCTTTAACTGCAAATCAATCATTTTAAGTTTTTTATTCATTTTAGCAGTCTTAGCAGTAATAGCGTGTCCAAGCATTGTTGCTGCCACTGAGAATATTTCTGAACTGAAACGTGCTTCTACATTCATACCTAGATCAACCAAATCTTTATATGTTCCAGTTGCCATTTCAGCAAGTTGATCCATTTCCTTATCACTTGCCTCTAATCCTCGAACCGCAGGTAATGCAGCATCAATCTTTTCTAGGTTGCTGTATCCTTCGTAAGTTTGCGGTATATTAAACGTTTCTTCTGTGTCTTGTTCAACGAGACCTTCTGATTCAGAGTCATCTGAGGTAGGTAAATCAAATAAGGCTTCTAATTTTTTAGTCATATAGATATTTAGCGATGGAAGATTTGGTCTTCAGTAATTACACGGAAGATTAATCCTTGACGTTTACACCAGTGCTGTGCTGCTTCCCATTTGGCGTAATTAACTGCTACCGTAGCACGTTGCTGTGCGTTTTGCTTTTCAGTTAGCATTGACTGACCTTTAGGTTTGATTTCCACAACTTCTGCTACTTGTTTGTTATTTTTAGTTCTGTAAACAACAAAAAAATCAGGAACATATATAGTTTGCTTGCCTGTTAATGGATGTCTATATGGGATAGAAATGCTTTCACTTGCCCATTGTAATATGTGTTCGTTATTGTCACAGAAATTCATAAAGGCAAGTTCCCACGAACTGCGGTATCGAGGTTTGCCTTTGCCTACATATTTGTTAGCGTTGCGAACTTCATAAACTCCTTGTGAGAATTTAGGTTTGGCCATTATATTAGATTGCTACGTTTCTCGCAGCATAGTAGTCAGGAGTAATAACGTGTCCTACACCTAACAATGTTGAATTAGAGCGGGTACTATTTAAATAATACGCCATACTCATTGTTAGTTGCATTTCATTTTGACCTTTAAGATTGTCTAAATATGTTTGCACAGATACTCCTGTGTCGCGTGCAATTTGAAAAATACTAGCAGCAAATTGTTCAGCCAACTCTGGGTCAGTCATCATTTTCTTAAAGAAAGAAACTGCCAGATCGTATTCAGATGTACTTACAACAAGTTCTACATTATAAAATTTATCGTATATTTTTGTAGTATTAGTCGAACGTTGTATGTTTACAGTTGCCATTATTCTTCCCAGAAGTAATTACTTACACTACCATTGCTAGATACATCAGTTGGACGATTAGCTTTTGGTTGTGCATCATTAGGATTAACCCAGGTTGAACCTGTATTAGGATTAACCCAATTTGTTGAACTTGTGTATCCGTTATTACTAGTTATAGTCTGCGTTACTTGAGGCACACTATTTGTTGCGCCTTCTGCTTTTGGAAAAACAAAATTACTAACTGCATTTTGTACATTTTGGTTGTTTAATGCTGTTACTGCTGCAAGACCAACTTGTGCAACACCTTCTTCTGCAAACATACTTCCTAAGTCAGAATCTTTATATGTATTCCAAGCCGTACCTGCTGTTAATGCAGCACCTAAGATATTACCATTTTGCAAGTCACTAATAATGTCAGCGCCTGCATCAATCAATCCACCTTGGCCAAATATTGTATTAGTTGATCCAGGCTTTGAAAGTTTACTTGGCTCTGTATCGTACATTGCGCCGTCTGCAAACCCACGTACAGCACCGCCTTTAACTTGACCACGTTGATACTTAACTGTTTCGTACTTAATAGTCATTTGATTAGTCATTGTGCCACCGCCATTTGAATAATCAAATTGGTCATGTGCCCATTCAATGATAGTAGGATTAATTAATGTGTACTGTACAAAGTTGCCTCTGTTAAGGCCGTATATCTTAATGTCTTTAAAGAAATTTGGTTTATAATCGCTTGGCCCAGTTCCTTGATAACCCCATTCATTAACACTACGTAAATTATCGTAAATGTCTCTGCGGTTGTAATCAAACGGGCCATTACTTAAACCAGTACTGGTGTCTGTACCAATACCATCATAACTGTGTTTTGCGTCAGAGAAGTAATAGGTATAATAATTATACCACATACTGCGTACTAAATCACTGCCGTCGTCGTGGAACGAAATATTTAACGGCGAGTATTCAATTTTAGTTTGTATATGACGTTTGCGATTGTACTGGTTTAGCTCAGATGTTTCAATATTGAACCGCGGCAAGTCGGCGGTTTTGACCATCATACCAATAGTAGCTCTATCAGTAGCCGAGGACCCTAAGGCCTGAGCTAAACCAGGAATCACATCAGTGTTTATTGTAAAATAAACGTGGAATAGGTATTTGGTTTGCGGCGCAAGTGCATATCCGTCCGACAAGAACGTTTTACTTGCGTGCTTATAATCCTTTAAGTAGTCGCTGCCAAATAGTCCTTGTACAAAACCACTGCCAGAACCACTTAGTAAATTACTAAGTGTGCTACCAAATCCCATTGTTTATTAACCAGTAACTACTGAACCTAATGTACGTCCTACATTTGTACCTAAACCACTTTCTAGCGGAGTTTGTAGTGCGTTATCAAAGCGGATGTTTAATCCCATTGTAACAGGAGCACTTTCGCTATATGCTAAATCGTTGTAGTTAACGCTGGTTAGATAGCAACCATATAGTTCCCAAGTTTCTAGTACGTTTGCTTCGTTAGCACCATTGCCACCATCTAAGATTTCACAACGTGTAATGAACTTGTAGTCAATACCAGAAGCAGCTGAACTCATTTCCATAAAGTCAAATTGTTTCTGTAGCTGTTCGCCAACTAATTTAGAAACGTTGCCAGCAGCATCGTCACGTAAATTAACTGTAGTATCTTCCCAAGAATGCTTACCAGCCATGCGTACTTTTGAGTTGTAGATATCGATTGTAATATCATCAAAACTTACGCTTGGGCGAGCAAAGTCAATTACTTGTTTTGTTAGTTCTGTACGTGGTGTTGATACACCAAAGTTTTCAAAAATAATGCGAAAGCGATATTTTAGCTTTGGCATTAATAGACCTTGAGTCGAGGATGATTGATCACTCGCTAAAGGTACTGTCATTCTAGTTAATGATGAAACCGCCATATTATGTTTCTCCTAATAAGTTTATATGTTATTATTTATCCTGAACCAGGAGGCAAAAAAAGGGGGTCAATTAAGACCCCCTTGAAGTTAGTAGAAAGAATGATCTACTTTTTATAAGCCTGCTGCAATAGAACCGGTGTTCTTAATACGTACTGGAATATAGACGTATTCGACTGCCTTAACTGGTTCAATAGCAATGTCAACATATAGCTCATTACGATCAATACGTGCTGCTGTGTTGTTTGATTCATCACACACAACTAGATAATCGTAAATACCACGTTTTGCGATTAGGTCATTCATTAAACCTTCAATCTGGTTCTTGATTTCGTCGCGTGTTAGCTTGTCGTTTGGTTCAAAGATGAATCCTTTAGCGATCGATTCAACTTGATCACGTACAAATGCTACTAAACGTGCAACGTTAATGCGATCTAATGCTGTACCGCTAAGTGTAGTCTTGTTACCATAGTTAACTAGACCAGTACCTGGAATAAAGGTTAATGGGTTAACATTATTTTCGTATAGTGTGTCACGTACTGCTGAACGGTTAGCAATTTGTACAAACGCACCAGTTTGTGCATTTACATATCCTAACGAGCTGACGTTATCAATTGTACCACGGCGTGTGCCTGCTGGTGCTAACCATGGGTAACCAATTTCGTCATTACGTACCAATGTGCGAATCATCATATGCGATGCTGGAACAACTACTGTGTTGCCACTTAGGTCATTAGTCTGTCCTGATGGATAGAAAACGCCTAAGTAACTATCAGCTACTGCTAAACCATCGCCTGTGCTTAAACCATTACCTGAGTTATTAGTTGCCCAGTCAATTAGGCTTGCACCTGAGTCATCTAAACGTAGCGGAGTGTCGCCTACAACGAAACCAGTATTATTACGATCGTTGTTTAGAGATACCAAGTTTGGAATTAATTCCGGATAACCTG